TTCCGAATCTTCTCCGATCCGATTAATTGCCCGCAGAAATTTCGAATGATACGGAATGGCATGTGTTGCATAATACAACGCAGATTTTCGATTATTCATTTCGAAAGCCTATGTGCCCGCGAATTATCTAATTTCCAGTTCGGAAGATCGATAGTCCGCCCGCTAAATTCATGTGTTGTATCCGGAAGATAATTTAATTTGCCTTCCGTTAGAAAATAATGGCAAGTTTCGTCTTTCATCGCCGCATCGGTTTTAGACCATTCAACCGAAATTTTCATCGATGGGGCGAAAGAAGGTTTTTGTTCATTGCCATCGAAGGACCATTTGGCGCCGCGCGAATTTGGCTTATCTGTGCTAAATAAATGATATTCTTCGCATCCTGGGCACCAGTGAGACCAGCCAATGCCTTTAATTCGCCTGATTTTTTCCTCTTGCATTAAGCGACTTCCTTTAATGCAATTGCGCCTTTTTCGGTAAGCATGTCATCCGGCAAATCGCGCAAATTATATATATACCGATAATAACAGCGACAAAAAACTTCTTCGCCCGGTTCCGTGATTTGATCCGTATACCCGTTTTCATTAGCATGCATCAGGCCCGCTTTTATTGCCCAATTGCCACGAATAGCGTAAACTTTTTTGTCTCTTTCTTTATGGTCTCTTCGATAATTATAATTTAATTGCTGCCAATGCGAATGCCATTCCGCCGCGATTGCGTTTGCATCTTTCGCCAAAATAGAGTTAAGGCTTGAAACGAATTTATGCCCTTGATCGATTAAAACGCGCCGCTCTTCAAACGGCAATTGACGAAGGCTTTTTCTTACTTTTTGCTTTTCTTCCGTTTTGTTAACCGTTTTCGAGCCGCCAGCGGGAATCGATGTTGCCCAGCCGGAAAAGCGGAGAAGCGTATTTTGTATCGCTTCCTCGCGATTCAATTTTATAAGATTTGCCGCCGCTACAATTCGCCTATCTAATTCCGCGCGCAATTTCGGCTTAACATGCTCTAGCGTAAATCTTTCAACGCCTTTGTGTTTAGTCAGAATGCCGCCGCGCAAAACTAACGAATCGTATATGCGAGATAAATTCTTTTGCATCGTCGCTTTTAAAACGACATCCGAAACCATATTTTCACTGGCTGCTTTTTTGAGTCGTTCTGTCCAATAAGCAAGGCGTTCTTTATCGTCGTATCCGTGCAATGTAAAATCACGGATTGCCGCCGTTACCGTATCGTAAAACGATGGCGTTTTCATGAAAGCCTTGTTAATACGGTTTCTGTATAATCCGCGATTAGAACGCGACCGCTTTGCGTCACAATGCTAATAGTGACAATGTAATTCGTTGGTTGTGTTACGACATTTCCAACGCTTTGCCACCATGTTACCGAAATATTTGAAAAAACGGGCGATGGAAACGAATTCGGAGAAATTACATATTCGCCGAATGCTAACGGTTGCGAATCCTGGCGAATAACTGTAATCGATATAATCGACGCAATTACATCTCCCGATCCTATCAAATTTTCGCCAAAATTTACCGATCCTATCAAATTTTCGCCAAAATTTACCGATCTTGTATCGGTTGTGCCAATTCGCATTGGCGCGAGGCTCATAAGCGGAGGGGTAACGCTACCCGTCATGTTTGCCTCGATTCCGCGAAAGGTTCGCGATGGGCTTAACGAATCCTGGCCTGATTGGCTACCCTTGACAGGGTAAGATACCCTATAGCGCTTGCTGTAATCATATAAGCGCTCCTGTCAAGTGTTTATTTCATTGAGTCTTTTCGATAGCTCGAATGAGCGTAAAACGATGGGCAAAAGCGACTCTGCCGAGTTCTTTTTTCTCAAATAGAAATATCTTTCCGAAAGGGTTTGAATCGCCGTCCTAAGCGTATCTGCATCGTCCCTACGGGCTTTGATAGCGGCTAGCGCGGCTAATACGTCGGAATCATCCATGCATTATCTCCATGCCGAGAGGCGGTAAAGGCTGGCATGTGTGCCGCCCCTACCGCCCCGACAGAGGCCGCTTAAAGAAAGCGGGCCGTCCCCCTGCCCCACGATTCAGCGCGTAAGGAGATAACGCGCCGCCCGTGGTATCGCGCTGGTCAGCAACCCAACGCGAATTCAAACCGCTGCTAAATGTTTTGGTTTTGGTTGCGCGGCGCCATGCTCTTTTTCGCTTTCGTCTTCTTCCGATTGAGGCGATGCATTCATTTGCGCCGATTTTGCCATTTGCTCTTGCTGTTCTTTTTGCTCTTCCAAGAATTCCGATAAGCTTTCGTAATCTAAAACAAGATCGACCGGGAAAAGCATTTTATTTGTCGATATGCTATCAACCATCCATTGAATAATAGAGACTTTGTTTTCCGGATCGGCAATGGGCAATAGAATTTGAACAACCGACGTAATTGCTTCCGATTTTGATTTTTCCATTTTTTCATCCGATTCCGGATCGGATAAAAGCGATGGCCAGACGGCAGAAAATGAATTTTTGCATTTGAAAAAGAAGGTTTTAAAATCAATATCGTTATAAGTTTCCGGATATTGCTTTTTGAGATTTAAGAAAAAATCTTCATTCCATGCCCGACGCATAACTATTTCATCGAAAAAGTTATAGGCCGGCTTCATCCATTTTCTAATATTTTCGATGTATTTTTCTATATTTTCCGCGTCCTCTTTCCCCTCGCCAAACCCTGAAACCATGGTTTCATTTTCTAATAGTTTAGCGGGCATATCCGCCGCTGTAGCGATATTTTTCAATATATTATTTCTGGCAAAAGTTCCAGCGCCATCGATGTTTTGCAAATTAAGGCTTTCTATCGATTCTTCAATATCTATTGAAAGCACATTATTTGTTCTTGCTTCTCTCAAAAGGCTTCTTTTGATTCCAGCGATTTTCGCCATGGCTGCATCTATAATGCTTCCTGGCTGTTTAATTTTGGCAACAATCAATCCCGCTTTTGTCGCAATCATATCATCCGTTACCATGGTATTAACGAACGATTTAAGCGGAAAAAGCGCTCTTTGATAAACTGAGCGACCGACAAATCCAAATGCCGATGTGGTATATTCGATATATATTGGTCTTTCGTTCATTAGAACGACGGTTCGCGAACGATGATATGTTTGGCCAGAAACCGAAATTTGCCCATATTTCATAAAATCCATCGAATTCGGATTTTGATTCAATACGAGGCTTCCGGCGGTATTTAACGGATCAAATACATTAAACGATAATTCTTCTTCCGCCATTTTTTCCGGGGGAATTTCCTGATTAGGCTCTATTCCTTCGCATACAACGGCAATCGATCCAATGCCATAAATGCGCGCAACGGAACAGACTTGGGAGATATATTCATCCGCATTTATTTCTTCCCATTCTTTTTCAAATGCTTTTACAATTTGATCGTTTGCCGGACTATCGACAGAAATCATTCTAGGTTTCGATTGCGCCATGATTAATGGCGAATCCACCATTTTCCGCCCTAAAACATGGTAAGAATATATGGCTTTGCAAATTTGATAACTTACATCGGAACCGGGAATTATTTCGTCGCACATTAGCAATTGCTGTAGTGCGTTTCCTAATTGCGAATTGTTAACCGAAATTGTCGCGGACATCGATTGCCCCTCAAATGCTATTCGCTAAAATCCAAGCGGCTTCTATAATCTAAAAAATCTCTTACGTCTTTTCCGCGCGTATCAACCGGCGATCCTAAGACATTTCGTGCAAACGTTTCGATTTCGCTTAAAAGTTTATCGGTAGCCGATGCGCCGATGCCATGTTTTTCCAAAATGATCGAAAGCGCGCTTTTGAATTGCGTTGAATTCATCGCTAAAACCCTTTTTCGTTCCCTAGCGCTATCGCAATACCATATGTAAAACAATCAAGCAAATCGTCTTGTTGGTCGGGCACGCCTATTCTGAAATCGAAAACTTGTTTTACAAAGTGATTTGCATTCGCGCCTTTGTATGACGTATTTTTGTAATATGCATGTTCTGAAATGCGAACAAGTTTCCGTTGAACATATCCCGAAACGGAAATTGCTCGTTCATCTTTTCCAGCCGCCGTTAATTTACTATCTATGGGATGCACGGGTTTGCCGCGTCTTTTGCATTGTTGAATTAGAATCGATCCGGACGTTTTGTCTTCAATAAACGCGCCAAGCGATCCATAAACAGCGCGAAGCTTCCCCGCATATTCATTTAACGAATCGAATATATTCGGTATCCATGCCTCTAATAGTGAGCCTTCAACCTGTATTATATCCCAATCAAGCAAAGTTAAATGATGCGGCCAAGATTTATGAACGCCCCAAATGCAAACTGCCGTGCCATCGTTCTTTTTTCCTGTTTTAATCGCTGTATCTATTGTAGCGAAAACGGCATCGATGGGGCCTTTAATATCGATAGGTTTATTATCGGAAAGAACATTCGAAATGTCGAAAAATGCCGATCCGTCAACTTTCGGATTTTGCATATAAAGCGCGCCGAATTCGCGCTCTCCAATAGCATTCCGAATTTGAGTTAAAGCATTTTCATCATATCTTTCCGGCCATAGCGCTTTTTGATGTTCGTTGAACGCTGGCATATTTATAACGCGCCATTTATCGCCACCGTTTTCTTGCTCTTCCAATAGCTTTCCAGCAAGGTCTTTCGGATGCCAGCGCGTCATTGTTAAGATAATTCGCCCGCCCGGCATGAGGCGCGTGTAAGCCGTGGAGCGATACCAATCCCATATGCGCCTTTGCGTCGATTCGCTTTCCGCTTCCGCGCGATCTTTAACCGGATCGTCGATATTCAAAATATCGGCGCCGCGTCCGGTTGTCGCGGTATTCACGCCCGCCGCGACATAGCTCCCGCCAACGCTGGTATGCCATCGATCTTTCGCGCTGCTATCGCGAGCAAGAGATACATGCGGGAACAATACGCGGAATTTTGAATCGTCAACAATGTTTCGCACTTCGCGGCCAAAATCGCCCGCCAAATCGGAACTATAACTTGCGCTAATGATTTGTCGATTTGGGTTCCGCCCCAAAAACCAAGCCGGAAAGCGTTTTGAACTAATTTCGCTTTTGCCATGGCGAGGCGGGGTAAATATCATTAATCGCGTGGTTTCCCCGCGCTCGACCCGTTCGAATTCGTCGCAAATAATTCTATGCATATTCCCGATTTTATAGTCGGGAAAAGTGTATTTAATAAATGGCAAAAGATGATTTCGGGCGTTATGTCTCGATTGCAGTTCCTTCGATACAATTTCCTTCGCTTTCTCCATCAGAGGCTTCCGAGCCTTCGGCGACATCTCCAACGAATTTAACAAGTTCTTCATCCGTCATTTTATCGATATTTTTTGGCGTATTGTTTTGAATAGCAACAGCGGTTAATTTCGGATGAACATATGGCGCGGCTTCTTTCGCGAAAAGGCCCGCCATTTTTAAATCCCCTTTTGCGACACAAGCGGTCATTGCCGCTAACATAACTTCTAATGGCGTCATCCGCGCGAATTCGGCCGGATAACGATTATGCATTTCTTCAACATGCCTATGGAAATATTCATTTCCAAGATTATA